CTTCCAATTAGTTTCACTTTAAGTCCTGTTCCTGCTGTTGAACTACCAACTTGGTCTATATCAATCGTGATAACAGCCCCATCAGCTAAAGAAGCATCTGAAATAACTGGAGCTGTCGCTGCTGCTGTACTTGTTTTCGTACTTGCATCAATACTAATCACTGTTGATAATATACTCGTTATCCCTTCATTAATGTCCACTTGAATTGAAGAACCTGCAGGAGCTGTAGTTACTGTAGCTCTTACAGCAGATAATGTCATTGCGAAAGGCATTTGAAATTCTACAACGCCCGTAGCTGTTGCTAAATCAGTTGTTTCATCAGAACAGGCTATAGTGATGTATTCAGCAATTACATCAGTATTACTACTTACTTCAGTATCAAAATCCGATATTTGTGAAGCTGGGATACTTATATCCCCCTGTTCAAAATGAATATCAGTATCGGCAATATGAGAATCAATTTGAGGATGAGTATTCACCCCAATATTAGATAGTGCAGTATGATCACTAGTACCTCCTCCACCACTATTAAGTTCTAGTGCTTCAATTTCTTGTTGCTGAATGACATCTATAGTATTTGAAATAGCTAAGTATGGACTCAGATAAGATTTACTAACATATTTTCGTTTTAAACCACTCATTCTTTAAATATTTACCCAGTAATTGGTATTTAATAAATTGTTTATGTGTTGCATAATGTCTTTTGCTTCCTCTATAGTAAAAAAATTATCATCCCCAGTTACTTCTACATCAAAATAACTTTCAATAATTTCAATATATGCTGTCAGTAGTGCATCCTCAACCTTACGTAAGTTAACTAATTTAACCCCCATTAATTCTTGGTTAGCAGTACTATTTACTTTCTGAGAGTATTTATCTTTTATTGCTAATATATAATCACTTGTAGTCATTATGCAGTATATTTAGTTGTCCGGATTGTATATGATACAAGCCATTGTAAATTAATACCTGATACACCAGTAACACTTAAAGTTGCTACAGTTCCTGTTGGTGGAGAAGCAAATGCAGCAGTAACATTACCCGTACCTAAACCAGCAGAAGTAGCACCATTAGTACCTTTATAATCTGAATCAATTAAAGTTATAGTAGGGAACACAGACCCACCATTAGATACATGAAAAATAAATTCTTTCTTAATTCTACCAGTAATACTGTTATCTCCTAAATTAGGTACTATATAACCAGAGCTTGTATCTAAATTAAAACTAGCGGTTACTTCTATAATACCTGAATAATAATCAGTTGTACTTATATCAAATAAATTGATTGTTTGAGTAGCTGTTCCTATAGTGTCCCGACGATAAATGTTATTAATTAGCGTAGGTATATTACCGTCAGAATAAGCTGCTTCAGTATGTGTACCCTCAATTGCACTGGCTCCATCCGCTCCGGTTGCACCTTTTAAGTTTCCTATAACCGCCCAATCATCAGCTGCCACACCTCTCTGAAATAGAAAGTATTGTCCGCTTGATGTGGATATAGTTAAGTCAAATTCTCTGGCTTCCCTGCCAACTACGCCTTCAAACTCAGTATCTTGTATAATAGCTCCAAAGTTACCAATAGCACATAGTGTACCACCAGCAACACCATTAGCCCCGTTTGTGACATCAAAAGAACCTAAATTAATAGTTTCTCCTACATCACCCCAAACAGTATAAGTATCAGTTGTCCCTGCAGCACCTGTACCAGATGTTAGACTCACATGGTCTACATCCTGCCCATCAATACCATTTGTACCATTATACACTTGAAATACTGTATCAGGTTGGTCATTATACTCTACAGTATAAGTATCTGTACTACCTGGACTACCATCGCCTGAAGTCCTACTAAAGGAAGTAATCTCGGTACCACTAGGTCCCTGTGCGCCTGTAGCTCCTGTCGCACCTTGTATTCCTTGAATACCTTGTGGACCAGTATCACCATCTGCGCCATTCGTAACTGTGTAATCTTGCGTACTAGAATCAGTATAGGTAATCCTATATGTGTCTACTAAGCCCACACTACCTACTAATGAAATATCTGTAATACCAATACCTGCACCACCTCTAAAGGTCCATAAACCAGTAAAATCCCCTGCTGTAGGTGGATCTAATACTTCGTTAGTAACCAATAGTGCATAGTAAGTTTTACTAGCATCAAACTGATCATTTGTTTCTGGGTATAAAAACCCCGTTCCTGTATCACTATCAGCATATGCTACATAGATATTTTTGTAAGGAGTTAAGGTTGGTATATCATGTGTACCTACAGTAGAATTCGTATATGTATCACCTATTGTAATTATCATCTTAGTATATACTTTGTAATACAGTTAACATGTTAAGTATTTCTTCTCTCTTGGCTGTAATAGCTGATGCCTCCATTCCTTTTAAGTAGGAATAATTAAATAGTGCAGATAAAATATCAGGATTTTTATAACAATCACGGAAGTCATCTTTACATTCATACTGAATAGGTAACTCACGTAAATCGTTAAAAATTAAGGTACGAACTTGTCCATCAATGAGTAGAGAATACTCAACAGTAGTCTCTGTACCTAATCCTCTATCAACAATATATGTTATATCATAAATTCCATCCGGAAGTTCGTCGGTAGCTTCTCCAATAGCAGTACCACTATCTTTAATTAATGCTGGAGTAATTGCAAATACTAGATCTGCAGTTGTAGCAAAAGCCCCAAATTCATCATATAAGTCTATAGCATCATAAGATGTAGTAGCACCATTTGGTAATGTAATATCAATATCTAACTCTATAGTATGAGTTGTACCATTTAAATCTGTAACTGCAATATTAGTAACACCGTCCCAACCATCAGTATCTACTCCAGTAGTATCTGTAAACTGGATAGTTGTATTATCATTGGACTGTGTGTAAGTTAAACTTAAATCTAGCATAATAAAATAAAATAAAGGGGGTAAAATACCCCCATATTTTTAAACAAAATATTCTACATACGTAGTAATATCCCCAGCACTAAAAGTACCAGTTGTAACAATATTTAAAGCACCTGTTGAGGTAACTTTAAGTCCATCTGCATTTGTTAGTGCATGTGCATCTACTCCAGTAAAGTCCGCTAAAGCAATAGCGGCTGTCAATGACTGAGAGCCCACTTTAAAAGTAACATTTGTACCGCCAGCTAATGCCACACCTTCTACAGTTGTGATTGATTTAATAATCGCACCTGCAGGAATAAAATCTTCGGCTGAAGTATATGTGCCTGCAGTTGTCGGAGTAAAAGTAGCTTTCGCCAACCTTATTCCTTTAAATTCATTTGCCATAATTTATTTTTTATAAGTTAATAATTAAACCGTTACGTTAGAGAACGATTGTGGTAATGAAGCCATCCAAGGATTTAAAATACCCAAAAGAGTAGTAGTTTGTCCTGCCCCGACTGGTAAATAAATCTCAGTACGTAAAGGAGTAGTAGCTTCATATTGACTATTAGCTTGAGTATATGATTTACTATGTATAATCAAAATTTGATCATATGTTTCATCTTTAACAGTTCTCAAATCTGGTTTAATAACCGGGAAGTGAGTCCTATTAGTAATACCCTTATAAGATAAGGCATGTTTTTCTGCATCTCGTACCAGTTTCCAATAACCATAACCTCGTGAAGGATTAGCTGTATAAGCTACTTCAGAAGTACCAAAATTATCAGTTACAAGAAATACTTCAAAATTAACTTGAGAGTACTCATTAATTGACTCTACTGTTTCATTATCATCAACAGCTTTAGCTGTCAAGGTTAACAAGTCTGGACCAGTAGTTGCAACTGCTGTTACACGGGCACCACTATGACCATTAATTTGTGCCTCAAAAGCATCAAACAAATCACTCAAAGAAGTGCTAGTAGCTAGCTCCCTATAAGTATGAGTGAACTGTCCTGGGTGCTGATAAAGGTCTTTGTAAACGATACGGATACCATATTCTTCACCAACTACTGGAGTTAAACCAGCGTCAATGGTAGCTACTGCTTGCGTAGGAGCTGCGTAGGAATTACCAACATAATCAAGTACATTCTTGCCCTCAATAGGATCAGAAAATTCAATTACCCTAGCACCTGTAATACTTGTACCAGCCTCATTAACATAACTAAATGTTTTATCTGTACCGAAAGCAATATAAATAGTATCAGTATCTCCAACTGTACTACCAGCTGACAATACGTCTTTGTTCTTGTCAAGAACTACTATCTCGCCTTCAGCAATATAAGTACCTGAAGTAGCAGGATCATCAATTTGCACAGTAGCTGTGCTTGAAATATCACCGGCAACAAATACTTTATTTACTCTTGTATAAGCCATTTTTTATTTATTTAAATTTAACATTAATTGATCACATCAAAGAGAGATCTGCTTAGGCTTATTGAGAATTCTTCTACTTTAACGCCCCGCGTTATTTCCACGTCGAACTCCCTTATCAGTGTTTTATTCCATAGTATTGACCTCATTAATATAGGCTTCATACCGTGGATTACCTGTATTTTCCAATGCAGACGCAACAGCTAATTTTACTATTTCACTGTGTGTATGCTTTGGTAAATCAGTATATTGTGTGGTCTGCCAACTCGCAATGTCACTATTATTATTTAAAACTAATAGAGTAGGAAACTTTAAATACACTAAATAATATGTATCTACAGTATAATTACCATCAGTTATAAATACAACTAAGTCAGAAACAGGAGAACCTGTACCACCAATAAATAATCTTAGTGGATTAGCAGTATTATGATGTATATGATATTCACTATATGGGTCAGAATATTCCTTAACATAATTACCTGTATTAACTTCTTTCACTCCTACTCTTTTTGTGTATTCATTAAGGGTTAAATCGGTAAAAGTAATATCTACTTCTTCAGATAAGGTAAACATATAATTACTAGGAATCTCTGCTTCATAGGCATCCGGAAAGTTAGTTACTGACGCTACTGAAGGAGTAATAGCTTCTTCTACTAATAGTGTCCTTAAATCATCTATACGTTTCTGTGTTTGACCCACAGACTCACGTTTAGCGTTAACTCCGGAGTACCTGGTTTTTACAAACCTAAGAATACCATAGTTAAGCCAATAGACAATGTCCCTAGTATTAAACTCAGGGGCTTCATCTAATTGATTTAACTCACGTTGAAATGCTACTTGAAATTCTAAACCTGTCATTATTCTTGTTGACTTAATTTAAGTTCATTTGTTTGCACTCGGCTAGACTCAATATTTTCTATAAGTAAATTAGCGCATAATTCTACAATCTCTTGATGAGTGTGTTCAGCTAGGTCCGATTCAGCTGTGTACTCATCTATATCAGATGAAGCTAAATTAACTGTGGTTCCTAAAAAGCTATCCCCAGTGCTCCGTACTAATTTTCTTGGGTATTTAATATACTCTATTTTGACAATATTGACTGCTGTTGTATGTGGATCAGTAACTATATTAATATAATTATGTTCAAGTAAGAATATAGGTTGTTCAATATAAGGTAAATTGAATGGAGTGGTCAAGTTTTTGAATGCAGTCTCATGGGTTTTATCCATTGCCTCCATCCATATACCTGACACACTTTCATTATTTTCCAACACTCTGTCTACATTAACATCAATATTATACAGAAACATATATTTATTAGGATAATCCAATAAATCTACTACAGTGCCCGCAGTAGGGGCATCATAAATAGAACTACCGTACATCTCTACTTTCCAACTGTTAGGATATATCAAACTACTTGCAGAAGTTGCTAATGGAGATTGATCATACGCAGAGCTGATTAGTTCCCGCAAATCATCTTTACGTTTTTGAGTTCCCTCAAATCCTTCTTGATAACGATTATGACCAGTAAACCGTTGTTTAACAAAACGTTCCTGGGCAACTGTTAGCCAATAATTTAATTCCTCTGGTTCAAAACTAGGTAAAGGTACTGGAGAAACTTTATCCAATTGTAACTTTACCGCTATATGCATCTGTGATACTGTCATTAATCTTTATATTTACTTTCTACAGCAGCTAGAATTGCTTTCTTAATATCTTGATTTTTCTTATCCTGAATAAATGCAACGGCTTCTTCTCTTGAATTACCAATTACATCACTACCATATCTATACATATTTTTTGTACGCCTTAGGATATTTTTAGATAGTGCCTCTTCAATTAAGAAATGGGTATCTTTGTCTTCATTCTCTACCCACAATGACATAAATCGTTTTGGATCATCTTCAACTAGTTCAAATAATCTGTTTTCAACAACTTCATTTGCAGTATCATCTGTACGATGGCCGTATAAACGAAGTACTTTACGCATATCATTAATGGTTAGTTTATCAAATTCTTTGAAGGCTTTACGACGAACTGCGTTATATTTGTTAACTTCTTTAGCTTCATCTTCATGATTAATCAGTACATAATCCGCTGTGGCCTTTAATTCTGTTAGTGAAGATTGTACACGTTTATGGTTCTTGAGGAACTTATATTGTAATAATCCAATACCCGATGGATCATCTGTGTCAATTACAATTTCACTATTGCCTATCCTAATTGCGAATGTATCCCAAAAGGATGAACTAGGGTGTAGGTCTTGTTTTAATTTCTTCTCAAGCATCTCACGATCAGAATCATCATCCAACCCTGTATATCGGCTACCATTACGCATAATGTAGGTAGCTATATAATCTTGGCAATTTTTATACTTATGGATGCCTGACCATGCGTGTGCTTTTTTGTGTCTTAAATAGATTTTCATTTGTTACATTAGTTTAGAATATTACATTCAGTATGCTTTCCCATAAACTAGAAAAGGAGGGTGTAGGTGTTAAGGTACACCTACAAAACCTTTGTTCCTTTAGGCTATATCCAAAATTAATTCTCCAGATGTAGTAGGATCTTTCATCATAATACCTTGCTCTGACAAGAAGTTTACAGTGTAACCATCTTTACCATTTGCACGCAAAGTGTTAATGGATTTAGCATGACCTGCTCCTGGTGCAACTGAACCAGCAACGTGCCACATAACCATTTCACGATCTTTTCTTACTACTTTCTGAATATTGGATTCACCATCACGCATACCGTAATCCATAAAAGTCATACGATATGATTCCTGCGGTTTACCTGTTACAGGGTGAAGCTTACGATTATGTACTGTATCATCATACAATGGGAAGTGACGTAATGTAAGTTCAACACCGTTAAGCATTTTATAAGTTACAAATTGTCCACCCAAAGTCAGATTCTGGCCACTACCTGATACAAATTTAGTATCAATAAGACTGTAAGCAGAAGCTTTTTCTTTAAGTACACGGTCAAATTCTTTCATACCCATTTCCCCTGTAAGGGCTACAAACTTACGGTCACCAGTACCGAGAATATTGTAAGAAAGGTCGAATAAGAACTCTTCCATTAAATCAGCAGTAAGTTTTGTATAGTATCGACGGTTAGAAGGAGAAATTTGCTGAAGCAAACCTGCACCTTGATATACCGGACGACCATTTGTTCCAAATACATTTACTGTTCCATCAGGATTAGCATTATATTTAGAGTAGATCAAATGACGGTCAATACTACGGAACCACTGTCGTAATGCTACCCATTCTTGATAATCTGACCACAAGAAAGTTTGTTTCTTTGTTTGAGGGTCACGAATAGCGATCACCATTACACTAGAATAAGCAGAGCCTGTAATATCATACTTAAGTCTCATAGTAGTCAAATGATTTCTCAATTTGAAAGGAGACTGATAGTTTACGATATCAGCTTCATCGCTATATTCTTCATATGCAGAGCCTTCCCGGCTTACTTGTTTGCCAGCAGTCAAAAGACTAGGAAGTACAAAGGAGTCTGATTGTCCATCAGCCATTACTACAGTATATACCCACTCTGCACCATCTTGATAAGGAGCCCCCTGTACACGTACAGTAAATTCCCGATCATCAAATGCAAGAATAGCTCCAGGTCCAAACCATTTTTCTTCCAACCACAGTTTGATTGGGGTGTTGTTTATACCAGGAGTATCTGTAGAAGAAATAGTACTACCATTCCATTCTGCTTTTTTGATTGTTACAGCTTTATCAGACTCAATCATGACTGGCCACTCATACTCACGATTTTCAATGGTCATAGTTTTACCCATACCAGCAGTAAGAAAGTCGATTGTACTTTGTGGATCCATAGTACCAAAAATGTACGATAGTACAGTTGATACCTCATGTGGTTTAGTTAACAGTGCGTTAGAAAGCATGTTTTCATCTACCAAATCTGAGAACCACTTGGTTTTATAAAGCTGCAAACTATTTAATACATTATTTTCCATTTGCAATCTTTCAATTTAATTTATAAATTAATTAAGGTTTTCTAAGCAGCTTAGTTGCTGAACTTAAAATTGATAAGTCAGAAGACTTAGATCTACCTGCAGATCCGTCAGAACCTTTTACTCTACGCCCTTTTTGACTAAGCTTTTGTTTCAAGGTTTGTGCAGCTTTAGTAGCTGCTTTCTTCTCTACAGTCTTAAACGCTGCGTCCCCCTTCATTGTTAGGTAGGCAGATTCTAAGAAGTTCTTTGTAAAATTTTGTTGATAATCTTTTTGATATTGTGTCATACCATCGTTACCAACTTTAAGAACATAGTTGATTAATTTCTTTTTATCATCATCCGTAATCTTAATCCCACGAACGTCAGATAGACTACGTATATCAGACTGTACGGTACTAATAAACTCTTGTTGCCTTTTTTCAGAATCTTTTGCTAGCTTATCTTGGTCTGCTAATAGCTTTTGCTCTTGTTTCTCATTATATTCTTTGATTAACTCCACAGCGTCAGAAGCTTCTTCTTCCAATACACCAGCATCTTCGTACCGTTGTAGCATCTTATCTATCCTAGTATCACTATATCCTTGATTAGTAAGATGTTCTTTTATAACCTGTTTTTGGGTAATTTCATCAGTTAGGTCAACTGTATCCGGATTAATACCAGATTTAGTTACTTCATAGTACTCTCGTAAATCTCCGCCATTTTTAACGAATTCATCAAGCTTTTGTATGTCTTCGCTTGCATATGCTGGCTGAGAATTTTCCTCTACTACCTTTTGCATATAGTCGACTAAGTCTTCAACTGACTTAAATTTTTCATCCTCACCAGGTTCCCATCCTAGTTTATCAAATAATTGTTCTTGAAAGTAGGCAGTAATATCTGCTTCGTACTGGCCAAGGTCAGATGTATCAACAGTAGGCTCACCATTCAATTGCCCATCATCTCCTGATGCATCATCGGAATTTCCAGAATCATCGTCGTCATTGTCACCATCAGCATCATCAGCATTATCATCTTGCCCATCTATATCGTCATCATCAGAATCTCCTGTAATAACAGAAGGGTCTACTGCATCATCATCGGGGTCTATAATAGTTGTACCATCATCCCCAAGATCATCACTATCAAGCTCCGGATCGCCTGAAAGATTAGCTCCACTACCTACATTTACGGTAGGGCTTAAACTTCCTGCCATAGCCTCAAAACCTTCAAATATATTATCTTGTGTACTCATTTATTATTGTTTTGTTTTATTATTAGCAGCTTGTTGTTTTATCTGCAATTCTTTTTCTTTAAGCCTAGTATCAACCTCTTTGGATTGCACTTGCGCTTGGAGTTTCTCTCGTTCTAAAGTTTCTTTAGCAACACTATCCGCCTCTTTAGCTCCTATATTTATCTGAGCCACTTCGATTGCAGCGTTATAGTCTCTAATAGAATCTTCTTCTTTAATTCTTAATTCTTCTACTTTTAATTCTCTCTCATTTGCAGCTATTTCTTGTTGTACAGCCAACTCTTCTTGTCTAGCTTGTGCTTCCATTTTCTGACGTTTTTGCTCTACTTCTTGTAGTTTATTTTTAATATCTGATAAATTATTTGATGTAAGTATAGCAGCAACATCACTAAGAGTAGCCCCGTTTTGCATTGCTGGTTGTAACAATGATTTGAGCATTTCAATATTCCTATCTTCTACAGTTGGATCGTTTACAAATACATCAAAATCTGCAAACATAAAATCATCAGTAATTTCCATAAATACTCTAGTAGAGTCTGGTAAGAAATAATGTAATGATTTAAGATTAGAAGTACTCCATGCATACTTAGCAGTATCCAGAAGTTGATTTAAGAAATTCTTTTTAAGTAAATTAATTTGCCAAAATAATGGTTCAGTAATATGAGACGATTGTTGAACAGCCCTTTGTACGTTACCTACTAGCTCACTACTAGTAATACTACCTTCACGTTGTCTAGTTACACCAGACAATTCACCAATCATTTCTTCTATCTTATTCATTAAGTCTATGTACTGAACAATAACGTTAGACATAGTTAAATCAATAGATGAAAATTGATTGTAAGATGATGGCTTACCCCCCTCGCGTCCGGGGATGTCCCAGCCTGAATTATGTACTATAGTAAAATCTTCTAACAAAAATAAATTATCACCATCAATAGAAATACCATAGTAATCTCCAAATCCTTCTACTTCTACTTTAAAATTTGAATAGTCTTTATCTCCTCTTTTATTAGAAATAGGAGCTTGTTTTCTTTCTACTAAAGTAGGAATTTCAATATCCCAATCTAAAATAGATAGTGACCAAGTAGGTTGGCACTGGGATATATTATCAGAATCTTGTATATATTTTTCATGATACTTCCCATATGTATTAACCGTACATTTAAATCCTAAAGACCTAGCTATAAATGCAGCCTTTTCAACAATATGTTTACGATCTTCTGATTGAGAAAAAGTATAAATATTATCTCTTTTACTATAGTGACCATCAGTATCGATTAAACCAGCTAATAATTTTAATCTATTTTCTCTGGACGTATAAATAAAATCTGAGGGTATATCTTTATTATTATGTATACCATATTCTTTTAACAATTCTAGAATTGGATTTTTAATTCCAGGTCCTTTGAAAATTCTAAAAGTTAGTACTTGTGAATCTTCTTTTTCTTTAGTACAAGAGAACTTTAAACCATTTGCTTCTGCATAACTTTCTAAATAGGAAGCTACTTCAGGATCAATATTAATTATTTCTGCTCTGCCTGTGTTACCGTCACCCAACCATAGCCCTAAAAGATAAGGGTCTAATTTTACTTCTGTATTCCAAGTTAAATCTATATTATTAGCTCTTTTAGTATACCTTAAATTAGCTTTATAGGGTTTAGCTTCTTCCTCTTCTATAAGTTCTTCAGCAGTCCTTAAACCTACCTTCCAAAAGTCAGTATAATATTGTTTTTCAAAATAGTAATTTTTATGTGCGCTATTAACAACTTGATCAATAGCCCCACTACGATGTTTAAGTCTGTACATCATATCTCTGCCAGCATGAGTACTATGTACTACCCTAGAAGACCCATCTGGACCCATTACCAAGTCATCTATTTGTATATCTTCTATACTCTTTAAAGTGCCATCAAACATTATTACTTTAGTACCTGGAGCAAAACATTCATGAGGATTGATAAAGTTCACACCCATTGCTGATAACATATGTAACCAACGATTAGTATCAACACCCATAGATTTAGGAATTTGAGTAATGTCCATTGTAATAACCTTGCCCTTATCCCTAGCTAAAGCCAACTCCAATCTATACCAAATAATTATGTACATGTACTGCAGTGACTTCATAATGTTAACCAACGATCTACCTTTATATGGTATACCACAATAAGGTAATTTTTGAGAATTAGGATTGTCAATAGATACAGATTGGTATTCTACTGGCTGGACACCTACATATAGGTCAGTCCCAATTCTATAACCTTCCCAAATCTCTACTACCCAATCCCACGTAATTTCTTCACTAGCATCTGGTTTATATGTTTCATCTACAACTTCTTCCTGTATTTCACCGCTCTCGTCTACATAGACTAAAAACCCCACTTTTTTATACGACCGCCATACACCATGGTAAACATTGAGCAACCCGTAACCGTACTCCTCACCTAAAAAACTATCGCTTGGTATTCTATCCCTGTACATGATAGACTTAGTGTTTACTTCACTACCAGTACTACTATCTTTATAAGATACCCCACCTTGAACCATTTCAAGCAATCTATCTAAATCAGATTCATCCATTAGGTCATAAAATCTATCATAAATCGCAGAAGCAGTCATTGGCATTCTTCTAACAAACCAGTCACCATCTTCTATAAAGTCAACATCGGGGTCATTATCATATTCACAATACTTGGGGTCAACTCTTTCTGCTAACGGCATTCCATTTCTGATACCATTGTAGATAATAGATTCCCCATTAATTAAATAATCTTTCCAAGCTTTAAGGAAAACATCTGGTAAGTTAAGTTTATATTTCAAGTAATTAAGTGAATGAAAAGCCAACTTTTCTGCAGGATTTTGATATTTAGCACGTATCTTCTGCAGCTCCTCATCTAATTGTTGTAGCTGGTCGTCCGTTAAATCCTCTTGCCCTGTCTGTAGAACATCGGCCATAAATTGTTGAATAGTCTGTTTAATTTCATCCTCTACCATTGAAACAGACTCATCGTTGGTCTGAATCACGCTATATGAATATGGACGTTTGGATTCTTCACCTATTAGTAAGTTAATTTTAGGTCGAATAATATTCATATTCTGGGGGGTAGCGGGAAAACTATCTTCAACTTTAAATGGGTCAGTTACATAACGTAAGTCATTTTCATCAAATATCCCTTCAAATAAATCTTGTTCTATACGTATACGTTCTCGCCTAGACCTGCCATCTGAAGCTGCCCTCGACTTTCTTGAAATAATTGCATCTAAAGATTGTTTCCCCCAATCTTCAGTTTTATCTCTCATTGATAGTTTCTGGGGAGGGAAACTTTTAGCATCTAAATTCATATATTAAAATAAATTAGTTCCTTTATTAAAGTCCACTATACCGTCAAATAATAGTGCTCTTTTGTTATCTTCTTTTGCTTTCTTTACGTGTAAATTATATGTTTCTTTTCTATATAAAAGAGTTAACCCAAATGCTATTACACGGTCAAAGTTGCCATCTGGATTATAACTAATTAATTCCTCAAGTAAAGGCTCAGAGTATATTTTTGTTAAGTTCTTTTTTCCTGGAGCATACTCTTCATTAAGCCAATCACGGATTTCAATTTCCATATATTGCTTAATAGCTTGATTCATATGAATACCCTTTTTACGCTGTACCTTACTATCTTTAATGATATCACTGATAATTTCAGGTTGGTCAGCTAATAGGTATTCTGCATGTTTATTAGTAAAATGTATAAAAAGTCCTTTTTTCTCATTTTCATATAAAAGCGTTGCTCTATAGTAGATCAGTAACTTTCTTACATTCTCATAATACTCTTCTGCTGTTTCTGGTCTTCCAGTATATTCAGCAACTGGCAAGTCGTAATAAGACTCAAAATTCTGAAATCTCTTATAAATAAAAGTAGCGCCTAATGAACCGCTAGTAGATTGGTCTTGGTCATACGGATCATTACCCGCTATATATAATCCATAGGGAGGATTCTCTACTGGATGTTCCCAAATAACTATTTGTCCTCTAGCATCATCTCCTGGACCGAGTCTATATTTAGTAATATCTCTTGGGTGTTTAGATTGTTCCCATACTACTTTTCCTGACCCATCAAAATATAAATCCCCTACCTGCTTAAATTCTTTAACAGCCTTTGTATTCTTAATATAGGCTAAGTGTTTAATTAGTTCTTGTTTGGGGAAAATATTTGAGCTAATGTTAAGTGTTGCCTCAATTGGTATAATACAATGTTCAGCTATATGCCTATCAATGGCATTCCTATCACTAGCACCTTCTATAACCTTTTTTCTCTCACTTAATAAAAACTTTTTAGCTACTTCAACATTAGTATTACCGTCCTTATCCATAAAGGGTTGACCCTCATAGCTACCGTCCATGTTGGAGTATGCTGGCACAAAAAATCCGCACTTATTATCTATTGCGGCATCTGGGTCCCAAATATTATCAAATGCTAAACAATTATACGCATCTGGCTCATTGAACAAGTTACTTAGCCCTTCAAAATCCGAGTCAGGACTGCCACCAGTACCAAATGCTATCATTGTCCCATGTACATTACTACCTTGTTCTACCGATGGTCTAGCTACTTGCCAAGCCGTCTTCAGGTTAGGGAATTTACCCGCTTCCTCAAATATGATTAACCTAGCACTTTTACCCCTTGATTTATTAGCATCGTTTTTTAGAGTAATACCCATTATCTCAGACTTGTACCCCATCTCTACTTCTACACCATTTAACTGTGTAGTAAAGGAGGCACGCTTGTGCATCTTGGTATCTACTTTTTGTCTGCGCTTAGCCCATGCAGTGTGTTCATCAATAAAATCTAGTGCATCCCATGCTTTGGTTAAAATACCTTCTTTAGTTAAAAACTCTGCTTCAGCTGCTAAAGCTAAATTTTTTGCATTAGGTATTAAGTAAAAATTACGACATAACATGGATGCAATCTTAAATGAGTATCCTTTCCGTCTTGCTTTTAAAGCTATTAAATGTTTTCCCTGTCGTTCAGCTTCTTCTACTGCTTGAAAGAAAAAAGCATCATAATCGTAGAATCTAGGAAAGTCCATATCTTTTACAGCTTTTTTAATACGCTTGCCCTGCCTAGTATACTCTATTTCTTTAACAAGTAGAATGATAAAATAATTTAAATAAAAATAATTATAGCCAGAAATATAATCACCATCTTCAGCTGTAAAACCATATAAGCATCTATCAGACTCTCTGTCCCAATATTCCCTATAAGAAGTTGTACCCCTGGGTGCATTAATATAATAGCCATACTTTTGAAAATGTATGGCAGGCTGCCTAAATTTATCAGTATTTAAAAACTTTTTATTAAAATCTACAACCATTAATAAATCTCTTTATCAGGTAATTCATAAGCACCAATTTCTCCACCACCTCGAATAGTTGAGGCTTCTAATTGTTCTTTCTGTACTTGCTTTTCTAAATTAGATAATGACTTAACTACATCCCCCAATGCTTTTAAATTAGCTACTAAATCTTTAGCAGTATAAATAGGTCTACCCCTATCATCTAAAGCACTAAAGTTAGTATTTCTAAAATAAACAGCGAGTTGTTCAGCAGCTACTTTAGCAGATTCTACTAGTCTAGAATTTGTAGTCTGCTGAAGTTCCTCATACTGTTTAATAGCTTCCTTAATTAATTCACTAGGTTCCCATTCATCATCTGCACTGAAAATATCTTTCCTAATTTTTTCTTCCCTTTCTTGTGGTAGGTAGTCTCTATAAGGAGATTTGTAATCACACAAAAAAACTACGTAAGTTAATTCCTTAGTAGCTATTTCTTTGGTCTTACTTTTATCACTGTCCCAAATCTTTTTAAATACTGGAATGGCTAGATTACTTGGATCTAACACTACCTTACCATTATCTATATCAAATAATTTTGCCATATCTAATTAAACGTTATGGTTTTGGTCTTGTTGCGTAAATAGTAACAATTGTACAAAAACAAAGGTTTAATAGGTAAAACCGGATAATTACCTATCTTTAGTACTGCAGCTAATCTTAAGCTGTTACCTATAGTAAATTTCTTACCTTCTTTTAATTGTCTATATGCTGAGTTCTTAGGTACAAAGGTCCCAAAGTGATGCACTAATATAGGCTGCATCTTACCATTTCTAATAGTCTCTCTTATAAATGACAAAGAGTGGCGACGAACTTCATCTACCACTCTCTTGTCTATACCTAATTCATCAGCTATCTGATTTACTAGTCTTCGATGAATCATTAAAATTCAATATCTTTATAGTATTTATTTAAATCTACATCTAGTGGGTTTACAGCATATTCTTTCGGAAATGTTTTTGGTCGTACTGTATTAGCCCAATTTGCTACAGCTTCCGTACAATATAATCTACGGTCAGCTTTATCACCCTTTGGTCCGATCCATTTACCAGTAGTTACATACACCATCTGATGTATCAAACCAAAGTAATCATACCTAGTTGGGTCCATAACATCAGCTAAAGCTGCCTTAGTTACTAGTTCCTTCTCTTTCTTTGTATAAACTTTCTTAGGTGACCTTACCTTAATCCTGTCCATATAGTTTCCATATGCGTCCCTAAGTTCCCTAACTACAATTCCTTCTTTCTGTGCCTCTGCAACATACTTATTACCCCAGATATCTATAACCATAGCTGCATGACTCCATAGCTCTCTTTCAGGTAAATCTTTACGTTTGCGATACCCATTCATAAATTTTCTAATTATACGTGATAACCAAGCAGCATTACGTACTAATATGATGTCACCGACTTGAATTGCATCATATTGTTCTTTTGTCATTGTCTTCATTATTTATTGGTTCTATTATAAAATTAATCACCATGCTACCATCTTCCGCAAAAGAGGGTATCAAATTTCTGTTTACTTCCCAAGTATCATCAGGACTAGTTTCTACTAGAATTCTTTTATTTTTTAGTGCAGTAATGTAAGTACTTAAATTAGATTTATTAAGACGTGTCTCCCTCATAATAGCCCGCCTATGTTCCGTTGAGGTAATGTTCTTAATGTCTGTCTGTACTTTTGGCACCCAATTTAAATCCATTTCTAGTAAAGTAGCAAATATCTGGCACTCCCTATCTGAGAGTTCAAATATACTATTCAGTATCCTAACATACTCTTTGAGCTTATATCTACTCTTTACTTTCCTTTTGAACGTCATTATTCGCTTCCTCTTCTTGTACAATAATATCTTCAGGAGCTGTTTCTTTAAAATGTAACTTCATTGAATTTTTACATTTTTCGCATGCAATAGTTAAATGAGCTTTCTCTACTGTATATAAAGCAGGTAATTGTATACCACCTTTAACACTTTTCTGCACCCGTTGTTCATGTCCACAAGCTCCGCAAGTAACTGTTAAATCTCCATATTCAAAAATTTTACCAGTGTCAGTGTCATCTTTTTTTCTAGTAGGTTCTATATCTTCATTAGAACTCATTTCTGGTTCCCCAATATATTCCTTCTCCTGCTCAACTACTTGTTCTTTTTGTTCTTCCACAATATTTTATTTATAATTTTACGTATTTTTTGTTGTCTAGCTAGCCTGGCTTGCTCTTTGTGTATGAGCATATCTAACCAGGCCAATCTATAATTATCTAATTCCATTACATAAAGTATCTACCAAATGGATTATAAGTACGTTTTTCAAGGGCTTCTAACTTAGCTTCTAATTCCCTAATCTTTAAATCCCGAAAGTCTATATCTTCAGAATCATCAAGGAATTCAATATAAGTTCCTATATGCCCCTCTACAAAACTTGGTTTCAATACTAGTAGTTCTTGATACTCAACTATCTTACCATTCTTACCAATATCAGATACTTTCTTTTGTAGTTGGTAACGATTATTTTCTAGATTAAATTCCAAAACATCACCTGTTTTAAATTTACCAAAATCCTCAATAATCTCAATCTTACTTTTCATTCTTATTTTCTTTTTTATTTACAAACCAATATTCAATATATTCACGATTATACATTTGATAATAGTTCTCAAATTTTTTCTGTATATCTGTAAGTAAATTCTGCAATTTTTTAATGCCTTCTAAATATGTCATGTTATCATATGGAGCATTAACTGAAAAAATTTGACTCAAATCTTCTATTTCATTAAATTCATAGTTACAAACTTCCTTAATATTTTTAATGGAAGGAATTACTTTGGTTGGTACCTGCCCATTAAGAACTGCTCGCAAATAATTGGACTCATGTTCAGATAACTTCTGAGACCATTCTTCATCAATAATTTGACTGTCTATGTACCAATCAATCAAATAGTCGTCAATCTTTAAATTTTCTATGGTCATCCTAGGTATTTGGGGAATTTGTTTCTTCATTATTCATAGTATAAATTGAATCTGTTTTTTCTAGTAGTTCAATAAAAAACTGCCAGGGTCTTGTATTCTTACTTTCAAAATCTAGTAACCAATCTTCTTTAAATGATTCTATATCCCACCAAATTTTATGTTTATTAAAAGTAATCATCGTCCTGTCTTCTGGCTTATAAAACATAAACAAAGTACCATTCACTAGTGGTATAATTACTTCATCATCTTTTAAACCTTTATGGAAGTTATTCCATGCAGCATTTACTCGTTTCTTTACCTTTTCAATTAATACAGTTTCTAGTGGTTTATTAGAATCCCAGGTTTTATACATCATTGTAATCTAGTTTTATACCCGCATTTTTTACATTCTACTCTAATTACTGGTCTACCAATAGTAGACTTATATATATACTTTGTTAGTGTAGTCTTACAATAGGGACAATTCCTATGTTTGCTAACAACTACTGCTGCCCCAACAAATATTGTCACTAAAGTCCCAATTAAAGCTAATACTTCTATACTCATAATTAATTTGCTAATATTAAATACTTACGGCTTATAAACCATAAGTCAGGTTCTTTTGGCATAGACTGTATGGTTTTAATATATTTCTCTTCTTGCCCTAGAGCAACAATTGCTGACATTAACTCCCTACCATTAGAATCCTTCACTGTTAAGTCACGATAATTATACATACGTGAAAGCTATTAAAAGGTTACAAAAAAGCCCAACTATTTAGCTGGGCTATATATTAATTTATTGTAATTCCGTACTTCTCTGCTAAGATTGCATACTCATTCTCTAATTGAGCTTCTAATCTTTCCTTTACCCCAGGTTTTAAATCTTCATTAATTAACCTGTCAGTAATGGTGCGTATTTTAGTTTGGTGATGCTTTATACTCATATTATACATATTTAGTAATAATTGTACCTTCAATTGTATAAGTTGTACTATCAGCAAAATCTCCAGATAGTCTAGTAACTCTGACTCCTAATCCTTGATCAGTAGTGCTTTCCCAATTAGAGCCTATTACCTCTAACAGACAAATCTCTTTGGTACCCCCAGTAGTCAATATACCAGTAGTTTTACAGGTTATACTTGTATCTTTCCCACCAAATACAGTAAATATAATATTAGCAGCAGAATTATTACCCAAGGCACCGGGGCTAGTACCTGTTATACTAAAAGTTGCTGCTACTAGTTTATCTGACTCAAATATATTCCATTGACCCGATACGGCAGTCCATGACGCACCATAAATCCCATCAGCATCATCAATTCCAAGACTGGATGACTGTTCTATCGTATAATCAAATTTATCATCTACATATTTTTTATTAGCGACTTGATAATTAGTAGTGGGAGCTGAGGAAGGAGTAAGTGGAAAATTTGAAAACGTAGTAGAAGCTGTATTACTAATATTGCCTAATATAGATAAATTAGTAGTAGTTAAAGTATTGGTAGCAGAAGTAAAAGTTAATTGTGGGTCTGCACCAAAACTACCTCCATTATTAAATTGTATCTCAGTGTTTAAACCAGCAGGGGTTGCGGTTGCTGAAGGTGTGGCCCAAGTACCATCACCGCGCCAGAAAGTAGAGGAAGAGGCAGAAGTACCTGAGTTAAGATTAGATACAGGTAAATTACCCGTTACATCGGTACTTAAATTAACTTGATTCCTTGTAATTGTTTGACCGGATATAGTGATATAGTCAGGAGTTCCTGCTAAAGTAACGTTAGTACTATTATCAGTACCAGCTGCGTCTACCCCTAAAGTAGTTCTAGCAGCAGCTGCAGATGTATCATTTATTAATGATGCCCCAAAAGTACTAATAGTTGTATTGTCAGGAACTGTTAGAGTCTTTACCCCACTAAGAGAAGTTAATTCAGAATCCATTAATGCCCCAGCAGCTGTAACATTAGCAGTATCAGTAACATCAGCAAATGATTCAATACTATTCAATTTAGTTAGCATAGCGCTAGTAAAGCTAGCTGTAGTATTATCCAATACACTGCTATGCGCCTGTACACTACTACCAATATCACTACTCTGTAATGCACTATCTGCTAATCCCAAACTCGCTTGTACCCCAGCATCCAACTTTAAAACATCAATACTGCCAGCAATAAGAGTAGCAGTAATGGATGGTGTTGCATCTGTATAAGTAAAATTAACCTCGCTTGAGTCTGTAAGAATAGTACCCACAGCATCTTGGGCCTGTTCATCAGTATATGAACCACCCCCAACAATAGCATTATCTACATACTCTTTGTCAACTAAAGACCTATCTGTATAACTACCACTATAATCAGCCCCATAGTATAAACCTGCAGAGCCTAAAAACACCTGTCGTGATACTGCTGAAAGATTTGTCTCAAATGTTATATACCCTAAGTCAGTTGCAAGGTTAATTGTAGAGTAGTCTGTACTACTATCCCTATTGAATAATTCAAGTCTATTAGCCCCCAGATTCAGCCCTAAATTAATACCTGAATAATTACTGCTACTGTTACCAGCATAGAAAGACATGAGTTCTGGTGATTGGCTAGCAGTACCCCCAATCCTAAATGTACCTACACCAGGAGAAGAAGGAAAGCCTATTGTAGTACTAGAAGTAACTGTAGTGGGTAAAAACCCAGTAACAGCATGTGTATGACTACTGGCTGTAACACTATTAGTAGTTGTCCCAGTCAAAGAACCAGGAGTACCCATTGCAACAGTAGTACCTGTTAATGTTAACCCATCCCCAACAGTATCAATTGTTTCGGATGGTAAATCATTGCTATCAATAAACAGTACGTTACCAGCTGTAGTATTATCCTTAACTAATATAGGGGTGCCTATAGGTATTGCGCTAGTTGTACTAGTTTCAATTAACCCACTATTAACGCGTAACCCTGAACCAACTAAAGCTGAGGGATTAACTGCTAAACCAGTAGCATCTAATGATAAGTATGAAGTAGGTTTTAAGTCAATACTAATGTCAGGAGTAGTACTCCCCCCACTATCCGTAATACCATTACCCACTGAAAGAGAACTAACTGCATTAGCCCAACTAGCTGTAGTACCATCAGTGGTTAAGTACTTCCCACTATTACCGGCTTGACTGGGTAAATCAGCACTGCCACCCCCAGAAGTTACAGCAACCCAATTTGATGAGTTAGCCCAATTAACGTCAGCTGTATCAGCCCCTGCATAGCGGTACAATACACCGTCACTAGCCAAAGCAACTAAGTGCCCTAAATCACGCTTAGGTGTAGGAATATTAGCCCTAGCAGTACTGTCAGCTACATACGTATAACCACCCTTAACATTATCTGTGTTAACTATAGGGTAGTCCGAATTATTATGTTCCAGTATACCTGGATATAAAACTGCCATATTTATTATTTTATGAAATTACTAATTCTACACCTACACCAAAAGCACCTGGATCAACATTCTTATAAACCCTATAAGGCTCAGTATGACCATATGCGTTAGTGTAATTAAACGTGCCTAAATCTTCAAAATTACTCAATATTGATAATACCCCACCTTGCCTAACATCTGTTAAAACACCGTGCACTGCTGCATAAGCAATGTACGTATAATTAGTAGGGTCATTATTAAATGATGTAGCAACTACAGTACGTGCCTTCCCAGACCGTAACGCAGTGTACTGTAAATTATCAATCAAAGACTGTATTTGCCCAGTAGTAGCACTAGATGAGTAATTATTACTTACAGCCCCAAAATAATGCCTAAATAGCCAACTAACACTAACAGACCTATTTGGTATACTAGCTGAGTCCCCATCTAAACCAGATATAACCCAATTATAGGTAGATTGGCTAGTAGGGGTAATTATAGTGCCAGGAGTAACTGCTTGTGAAACCCCAGTAACTGAAGTATTAAACCCTTCCCCAGCTAAATACATAGACTGTGGGGGGTTACCCTCACTGTCATTACTAACAGCCCAAGTAGCTGCCCCAATAGTAACTGCCTGCCCTACTTCATAAGTAGTAGCAGAAGGTGCCCTAACAACTGCTAAACTATTAAACCTAGGTGGTATGTATGCTTGAAGTATATTTGCAACTATATCCCTAACATCAGTACCTACTGGGTATGAGTCCCCAGTGGTTACCCCACCAACAGTAATATTAGCATTTATTTCATTTTCAATAGCGACATCCCCAGTACCAGCCAATATATCAATAATAGTACTTGAAGGACTATCAGTAATAGTAACACCTGTCCCAGTAAAATTAATAACATCACGCCGTGGTAACTCTACCCCATCATCAGCAACAGTAATAAAACCACCACCCAATTGTGATAAAGTATAACCATAGGGATTATCACTATCTATAAAAGTTAACTGACCTGTAGCTTCAATAGAACCACTCTGTACCTTAAGTATATCTACACCATCTAACTGGTATACAAAAGTATCATGCCTAAGCCCATGGTGCCCAACATGTCCCCGTGTAATATACCTACTATACAAGTAGTTCTTTGACACTTCAAAGTCTGAACTACGTAGATTTCCCATAAATTCTTATTTATATTATAATATATATTAATACATGTATTAACAATAACTTAACTGATACATATAAGAAAAGATAATAACACCATCCCCTCCCATGTGTAGTGAACCCCAAAAAGCATCTTAGCCCAGTCACCAATTGACTGTAAGTATTCTACCTGGTCCAATAGTCCGCCGTTACTTAATTTGCACTGTGGCTAGGGAACTAAAGTTTGTTACTCTTATAGTAACTGACCAGTTTGAACCTACCTTAAGGATTCAATAGTCTAGCTATCGTATATTCCATACTACGGTAAACTAAAACTAAGGTTGCGTTATTTAGTACTTTTTTTTAATATTTTTTGTAAAACCCATATAAATACCCCCTATACCTTTATATATACAACTATCCCCCCCCCCTGTTAATACTATTAACATATATATAAACTAACACTATATATGTGGAAACGGTTATCACCCAAGAATCAACACCCCCTACTATGAGGCGGCGTCGAAGTCCCCGTACTGAAATTGTAGGGATTTCAATGTCATTTGTCTAACTTAAATTATACAGCTATGTGTCGTCAACGTACTAAAGTAGTCAATGGAACAGCCTTTACTATTTGTGAGAAATGTCATAATAGTAATTGGTTTCCTACTAGGTTTATGGTCAATTACCATACAGTTAGTAGGTTAGTTTTCAAATCGCAGTATAAAGCATTAGCAGGGTAGCCACCTTGCTATTTGCTAATTGTAAGCTACTTATATAGCTAAGCACATACATATAACTAAATATCATCATCATGGCAAAAGCATTAGTATTGTATGATGTACTACGTCATACAGCGTTACAACAACAAGGTATTAATGTACTACCTGTTAGGTTAGTTCACATCACTGCAACTATTGTTCAAATAAAAGACACATTATTTGACAGTATTAACAACAGTGATGAGTATGTATTAATACTTGAAGAAATAACCAACAAACGTACAATACAACTCGATGAAAGGTTCAGTTTATTAAATGAATTAGTAATTGATTTGTAAGGTTTAACAACTGGTAGGGGCACGTTCTTTATTTTCATTTGATAGTAGGTTAACGGTTTATACCAGCTTAATAATCCTATCAGTTGTTTTTAACTTCTATTATTTCCCACAATACAATATACTCAAAAAATTAACTTATTTAAAGACATTTATCATGGCAATAGAATTAAAAGATTATCAAGTAACTATAGTTGGCGGTGATGCCATCAAAACAGTTGCACAAACCGGGAGTGGGCCAACTGAACGTCATTATTTTCAAGCACGCCTAAGTCCTAAAAAAGCTGCAGGTCAATTAGGGGGTTTATCCAATCCTTATCCATTAAACATATGGGACCACATGCACAGTGAATTATTCCAAGGCATTACTGAAGTACTAGCAGATGAAGCTAATTACCTGGAAATAAAACAAGCTGATCAATCAGTTAACAAAGTGATTAAATCAGCCACTATCAAGGCTATTATCATCCGCGAAAAAGTACCACAATACTATCGCTTCAGGTACAACAAAACAACTAAAAAATGGGAACAATTATTTAATGCCCAAAAAGAACCAATAATCAGCAACGAAATTCGTTATCTTGTTGATGAAGAAAGTTCATTAACCGAAGACGGTTTTGAATTAGCACGTCAAAATGAAATTGACAATATCAACAAAAACATGAAATGGGTTGTTTAAAATGACAACAAAGTTGATGAAGAAGAAAGTTAATCGTTGTATAGTTTAGTTAGTTAAGTTAGGGGTCATTACGCACAGTATAGTGCGTAATTGCCCCTTTCTTTAAATGTATAACGTTAATTTTTTAACCTTTTTATATTAATCTTGAAACATACAATATGGCAGGTTTAGCAATTGTATTAGCATTTTTTATTATTATGGCTATAAAATGGCCTGGTAATAATGTGGACTTTAAATCCATACGTGAAGATAATGAGCGTTTAGCTGAAATTGATAAGGAACAAATATAAGTATTCAAAAATCTTATTCAATTATGCATAGGTTTTCTTAACACTATCCAATATTGAATGAAATTTTTAATATAATAACCAACAAATCAAATAAACAGCTTTGAAACTATTCTACGTAATAGGTATAAGTAATACTCAAACAGTTAGCTACTGTATGTTTAGGAGATTGGTGATAAATAAACGGCTTGCGGTATGAACTGACCGCATAGTAAACAGTTCAAAATTACACACAAGGTTAATCGCGGTTTGTTTATACCGTTTGTTAGCCACTTTTATAGAGCGATGGATATATTAAGCGATAAAATAGTAAAGACACGAAAAAAGCATAATTGCAGTGCGTGTGGGAGGGTATTTGATAAAGGAACTATGATGCGAACCCAAGTAAACACATACGATGGAATTGGAACATGGAGAGAATGCCCAACTTGTAATGTATTACTAAGTAAATACCGTTCGCATTTTGAAGATGACTATGACCATAGGTGTTACGGTGACTGTGTAAGTGAAGTATTGGAGCGAGGGCAAACACCCGAAGAGCTACTAAGTGCGTTGGCTAATTGTGGCTAACTAGGGAATATGGGTAATAAAACAAAACTTAATGATGTTTACCTATTTATCATTCCAGCTTTAGCAAGTTGGTGTTGATTATTTTAAATAGCTATAATGGTTGTCTCTGAAATAATAGGAGATTAAGGTTCGATTCCTTTAATAGCTTCTAATGTGAAATATAATCTTAACCATTAATATTCGTAAATATGCAAAAATCAATTGAGCGTTTTAAAACATTATCAACAAAACGTACTGGTTCTTTACAAGGTGAAGAATTAAGATTTAATCCTTTACAGTACAACCGTAAAAAAGGCTTGACTAAAGCTGAAAGAGTTGAAAGACAGATACGTGTTAAACTTATACACTCTATACTCTAATGATCTCACCTATATTTAATCGGCTACAGTTTAGTGATATGCATGAAAATATTCGTATATCATATAAACTACATGAATTTGGCTTTGGACTAGAGTGGTTAGCTACTCAAACTAGTCAACAGGCTAATTTATTAGAAACATATGCTAGATTATTTTGGCTAAGGGAATTAGAAAGGAGTGTATGCCCAAACTAAATTATTATGCTAAAAATTAAACTTGTTAGGCATTTAAATGGTAAATATGAGTTTATACGTACAAGGGTTGAGACTGATGGCACTGAAACAGTGTTATCATATTCTTTAGGTTCACCACCACCAAGTGGTATAGTTTTTAAAAATATTAAAGTTTGTAGGTAAAAATGAATATTTCGGAGAAACACATCGGTAAAATTTTAACGGCTATTGTATTAGGTATTATGGTTGTTATATTAACATTTGTATTATTATGCAATCCGTAAAAGATATTATGTTAGCAGAAGATGCTATATTTTTTAGCATTGCTTTAATACTCATGTTATTTATCTTAATACGTTATAGATATAATGTTATTAAAGATAAGCAAGTAACTAAAAGGCGTAGAATGAAAGAAATTCAACTACGAGTCTCACACCTACAACTAGGTGACTTCATGTATGATCGTCATAATGCAGGTACTATTGTGTATGAATATCCACATACAACACCTCAACATCGTAAATTTATAATTAAGGATTTACTAGGTCATGAAAAATGTGTTAAATTACATAATGATGACTTTGTAATTGTTTCTTATAATAAATAATTACTTATGACAGAATTTATTTTATTAAGTCGTAAACAAAAACCTCGTGTAAATATTTCTACAAATGCTGATTTAACTGTAGTAACTAATATACTTAGTGAACTAAAAGAATCAAGTAAAGTATTTCCTGGGTTGTACAATATTATGTTATCAAAAATTGCTATTAAAAAGAAATTTAAGCAAAAAGGGTACAATATACAGATAACAAAATTAAGATAAATGTTTACGATGATGGTATATAAGTAGTGAAAAGCTTATGCTTAGTAGCTACTTATTAACTTTTAAACTATTATCAAAATGGTAACACTTAGTGAATTTAAAAAATCAAGGGGCATTAATGAAGATGTATCACAAACTATTGACCAAGCTTTATTCTTAGAATTTTTAAGATTTCATAACTTAACTTCAGACTTTATGTCTGAGTTTTATGCTTATAATTTATTCAAAGGTAAACCAATTAGTTTTTTGTTTAAATTTGTAAGTAGTAAAGATTTTATTGCAAATGCTTTTGAGTGGCGCGATACAAAACAAGGTTGTGATTTTTGGGCTGATAAATCCCCTCGTTGGTTTAAGTATTACATGGATGAAATGTATTTATGTTGCCCAGAATGTTTAACTAGTTATACTCTTTTATCACATCTTGAATGTCCAATTTGTAATCAAAACAAATAATCATGGCTAAAAATAATAAACGTCCAGCACGTCGTAAACTAAATTCTGGAAAGAATGAACGGAAATATTTTTTCTATCAAGCTACATTACCATCAAAAGTAGCTGATGCATTTTCATTACCACATAATTATCCATTTATAGAATGCTATGGCACTAAACCACCTAATCATGTTAGGTGTGAGGTTGTTATTGCAAAATCACCTAGTAGTGCTCGTGCTCAGATGGATAGTAAAGTGAGGAAACGGATACAACAACAATTGGGGTTGCATTCCTCAGTACCTGTTAAGTTATTTCATAATGTAAATCCGTAAGCTTATGTTAAATAACTCAATGAATAGTAGTATTTTATAGGCTCCATAGAGAAATAAAGTATAAGTTAAGTTTGTCCTTAACCTACTATTCATTACTAAATTTACACAATATGGAAGAAAAAAGATATTATGCAATAACAAATAAGGAAGTGTTTATTAAGCATTGTGATATACTTATTCAAAAGTATGTATTTGAGCATGGAAAAAAAGAAATGATAAGAATAATATCGTGCCCACTTTGTAAATATCATACAAAAGACACTGCAGTATATTCTCTTAGGTGTGGTAATTGCCCATTTAACATTTTATCTGGATATTTTGGATGTTTCGATCATAAATCGTTTGAACAAGTTCTTCAATTGAATTATGACTTTCCAAGACATATCTTTTGGTTAGTAGCTAGAGAATATGCAATAAACACAATGTCTAAGAAGAGATTTTGTAAACCATTATCATTACAAGCTTCAAACTGGAGATGGTTAAATGAGCTAGATAAAATAGTCATGAGTCACTTTAGTAACATGACAAATGAAAATTTTCTTAAGACTGGGTATATATACCCCAATGAACCTAGAAATAGTTATATGGAAAGAAGACACAATATTACTAGGTACATTTACTGTCAACTTATGGGGTTTGATTCATACAAACAATCATAGTGTTAAACTTATACATCATCAAATATGTTTAAATCTATCAAAGAATGGTGGCAACGTATAAAATTACGTCGTGCCAAACGTAAACAATTAGGAGAAAGGTATCGTATTGGTACTATTATTAAAGCACAACCTGTTATCTTTACAGGAGGAAAGTCTATCTTTTCTAATCATAAAACTCGTCAACGTGCTGTAACTATTCTAGGGAAAAAAAGACTTCAAGATAGTGAAGACCCTACTAAAGCTTCTATCATGATACACAGAGGTTATTGGAAAGAAGTTAGTAAAAATGACTTATCAGAGTTTTATATTGTAGATGCTGATTCTGCAGAAATTTACATGTTGGCTCCTCATAGTTATATAGCAAATTTCCAGGAAGGAATGGTTTTGGAATTTTATATCACAAACAAAGGTTATGCTAGTATTTTACCACAAACAAGACTTAAAATTAAAGTATCTGGGTATAAAAGAGAAAAAAAAGCTTTAGAAGAAATTATCGAAAATCATTTCAGTAATTTTGAAGACTTAAAACAGTATGACCAACCGTTGGTTTTTACTAAAAAAAGTTATAATAAATCAACATCTAAAGTTCCCGGTTATAAGTTGATAATTCCCAAAAAATAATATTTCCCATTAATATTATGATTTATAGTGGTTTTACTAGTATTTAATTAAATACATCATCAAAATGTCTGAAAATACAAGTAAACAAACTATTGGTGCTGCAACAGCACAAGTCCCTTCGGGAATCAACACCGTATCAGATATTAAAGATGCTCTCAATCTACTAGATGAGTTAAAGAATAAAAATACCCACGTACAAGGGAGTTTATTCAGTGACAAATCTACTAAAATTGATGGCTTCTTTAATTATGATGAAAAAAAGATATTATTATATAGTATCTTTGAACAAATGATTAATGATGCTGCTAAAAGCTTTGGTGTCTCTCCGCACAGCTTAATTTTCGATAAACCGGAAATACAGCCCATTAGTCAAGTAGTGGATAAAAATGGTAATGTTGTTCGTGATTCTTTAAAAGAGCATACAATTGTTACTGCCGATGAAGTATCCACTCCTGATTTTACACAAGGTAACATTACTAAACCTTCTAATACAGAAGAGGGTAAAACTATTACTTTACCTAGGACTAAAGAAGCACAGCAAAAGCAACAAACTATTGAAGCTAAAGAAAAAGCTATGAAATTTGATGGCGAAGCTTTAACTAATTCTATTAAGAATATCAATGATTTGATTGTTACTATCTATGATTCTTTAGATAATGGTACTGCTGACGATGTAGCTGTTGTACGTCGTGTAGCAATTGCTTTACTTAGTAAAGTAGTTAATGATAAACCTTATCTTGAAGGTAATGGTACAATTACTAGTGTAGAAGATGCCGAAAAATGGTATAATGGTATAGCTGAAGCAAGAACTAAATCTAACCAACAAAAGTTAGAATTAACTAGCCTAAATGGTGAAGAAGTTAAGCAAATAACTGATTTAGTTTCTAAAGGAGAAATTGATGAAGCTAAGCAATTAGTTCGTTATTTAATCAAAACTGCAGGTGTAGACCATAAATCTGCTAATGCAACTTTGGAAAAGATTCTTGCAGAGCACACACCAAAAGTTAGTACTGAAATAGATACCAGTTTTCAATTTCCAGCTTCTGATATTGAGTTAATTAATAAAAGTTTTAAATCAGGAGGAGCACAAGATGCCATTAAAACTGCTAAGTATTGTGCTAAAAAACTTAATTTTGATAATACTATAGTCATTCGTCGACGTGTTTTGGATATTATCAAAGAAGCAAATCCTAAAGTAAAGACTTCAGCTACTAAAGAAGATATTACAGCAATTAAAGCTCAAATATCTGAATTAGTTAAAACTAAAGGAATTGAAGAAACTGAAAAATTTGCTGAAGAAGCACTGACAAAAGCAGGTTGGGCAGCGAAAAATATTAAAAATTATTTATCGCATGTATTTGCTAAGCTGGTATCTTCTAATGAAAAGGAAGAAAATATTACCAGTGAAAAAGAAATAGCTGAAAATGTAGCAATTTCGCAAATTACTTCAATGACTGAATATCAACTTAAAGAACATACCGTAAAGTTACTAAGAGAAAACTTGCTTAATGAAGCGATTTCTGATGTAACTGTTTATGGTAGAAAAAAAGGTTGGGATGACAACGATACTCAGCTTTTCATTGAAGAATGTAAAAGTAAAGTATTTCCTTCAGACTCAGAAACGAAAAATTGGAATGAGAAAAAAGTACGTGATTGGAACGTGCTTTGGGAGAATCAGTTAAAATTGAAAAAGTCGGAAGCGCTTACTAAACAACTAAGTAATCCCAAAACAAGCCAAACAAAAATGAAACGTGCTTTAGGAGAATTACTTAAAGTTGAAAAAGACCAAGATAAGGTTTTTAACGTAGTGTGGAAACACTATGAGAAAAAATCTGATTGGAATGAGAAAAAAGTACGTGATTGGATTAAACAAGTTCAATCAAACGTTAAAACTGCGTAAACAAATGGGGGTAATATTGCCCCCTTTTTACAAAACAATAAAGTTAATATGAAAATTATTATGTATTTAATAAGTTGCGTATCCTTCTTGTTATAATATATATAATTTAACCTTACTATATTTCTTATTCTTTCGAGAATGACCAACGGTAGTAGGCTACTAGGTATAGTATAACATATTAACTTTACTTTAAAACATTACCATCATGTCAAAATTATCACAACAAGTTAAAAATGAATTTGATGCATTAGATAGGATACTACTATATTCTAGGCATCTTATTAAGCTTAAAGCTGCTAAGTTAAATCTTAGAATAGCTCAGTTTATAATGAATCGAACTACTAGTATTATTATTACTAACCGGGGATATTTAAAAAATATTCTTACAGAAGTAGATATTAAGATTAAAGACATTGAACTTAAAATGGCTTTGCTTATTCGTCCCTACTTTTTACAGGCCAATTTAAAAGTACCAGAGAATTTTCATGTAACAGAAGAAGAAATTTCAAAAGGTTATGTGGAAATTCACGAAACTCTCAATAATTTACTAATAGAATATATTTTATTTTTAAGAACAATTGATTTGGGGGATGAAATCATCTTTAAAAGAGGAGAAATACGTGAAAAAGCAAGTATTAAATCTCTACTTAAAGATATTCCAGAAGAAGATAGTAAAGTAGGTGTTGAAGGTAGATTACTTAAACACTTATACGCTAGCTTTAAGGATTTAAAAACAACTATTTAACAAGACTCAAAGTTTAATTAATACATAGCGCTATGGAAAATAATAAATTAAATCAGTTTAAAGCACTGATTGAGAGTCTTTTGATTAATAGGCAAAACACATTTCGTAACAGTCATAATTTCGTTGAATTGGTTATTCAATCAAGATTTATGGCTTTGTATAGTGAATTATGCTTTCATTTAGATAATTACTATAACAAGGATAATGTTACAATTGAAATTTTAGGAGAATTCGATGAAATTGAGATTAGCTTGAAGTATCATTCTTATGCAGATCATGCTCGTCAAATAGTAATCGAAATACCCAGAACTGCTACTTATATTCGTATAAATAGAGTTGTTGATGGATTACGTGCTAAAATTACTGAAGAACCTATTAAATCAAAATTCGTATGATCAATCATTTGGCTTATATGCTTAATAACAAGTTATTTGAGAATAGTACAGTATCAAACAATATTAGGAAATTACAAAGTGTTTTAATGGAATATGATACTGAAACAAATCTCAATAACAAAGTACTATTACTTGGAAAAGACCCACAATCTTTTACAGCTAGTTTCTTAGCTTTATTAGAAATGGGTTTTGAAGTACATTTAGTACATCCTGATACCAATCGAACAGAATTGCAACGCATATTAATTATTGAAGATATCTCTATTGGGATAGTTGATTCTAATCTCCCAATCATGGACGATACACAATTTATGCGTACAATGTTAGGTTTAGGTATCTATATGCAAGATAGTACTGTATTTCACTCAGAATTGGATTTAAGGCCCTTTACAGAACGTTTAAGACGTAAAGACATAAGTTACTATGTAGTACACCACGTAGGGGTAGAAAATCCAGCAGAGAGCTCTAAAATAGCTTATAGAGACATAACCAATATTATCAATGGACTAAGAGAGTCTCAATTAGCAAATACTAAATCTTGGTTAGTAGGAGTGGATATATACAAATTTCCTGTATTATTTATTTTCTATCCAATTTTAGAAGGTAAGAAAGTTGATTTTTTTGATGCTCACGCTTCATCTACTAACTTAGTGGTTAAAATTAAAAAAAATCCATTAAGTCAAATTTGGATTGATGCAAAGAGTTTCATGAGTATGTGGGATAAATACTTTTCTAGTTTTTCTTCAAAGATTGTACAAAATTTATTAGGATACAAAATTACAAAGTTTTTTATTAAGCTTTGGTTAAAAACTAGGTTGGACACAATTCTAGGGGAACCTGAAGAAGTTATTATTTTAGCTTCTTCTATTCCTCTTTGGATTGAAAAACTACTTATAGAAATTAACTTCCCCATTACCATTACTTATGGTGCTACTGAATTTGGAAGTATAGTAACCTATAGTCATCCTATTGAAAGAATAGAGGGGACCGTAGGTAAAATATTACCAGATGGATTACAACTTGACAAAGATGTATTAATACCCTATAAGGGACAAGTTAAATTTTTAGGTAGAACTAATAATTTAATTAATCCTAATAGTCATCTAACATTAGATATGTTAGAAAATATACTATCTGAATTAAGTATTGTTAAAGAGGCACTTGCAGTAAAAAATGGAAATAAAATTCGTATTTTTGTATTACCATCTATTGATCATTTAGTACTGTACAGAATGAGTTTAAAACAATTTAAACAATTTCTGATACATTTACTAAATTACATGAAAAAGGAGTATTATTTAGATAATATAGTTATAGATAATATTATTATCTACACACAATCATTTAGTAAAACACCTAATTCTACCATCAAAAGATGGATGTATAAATGGAAGTAAAGAACTCTCCAATATAATAACATATTGATTATTAGTAATTCGTAAAATTTAAATTAGGAAAGCTGTCCTCAATGAAGGAGGAATTAGTTGTACTAAGCTAATAATTGCCGCCTAATTGGAGGCGGGTAAGTATACATGAAAGGGTACACAAACTAGTATTTGCTTGTCACATGACAACTTATAATAGCCCTAGTGTTGACAAAGCACTTGGTTATATGGGTGTTAGTAGGTCGTCAGGAGGTAGGGTCAACCTAGTCCACAGAATGTATATGTTAATGAAAATATCCAAACGGTAGGCTCGTTGATTAATGTCAACAGTTATGACTAAGAAGTACTAGTTGCTATTCTTAGCAAGCAGTTTCAATACTGAAGGAATTCAGTTAAAATCCTACGCTAAAGACTTCTTAGGACGGTAGCCAGCACTTCAACATTTTAGTTATGTGGTACTTCACATTAGTAAGAAACGCTGTCGTCTAATGTTTTAGTTAATTGTGAACACGGTTTGTCGTTTTTCAAATTTTTCAGATATACGATTCAGAAGTGCTTGGGGTGAAATCCAAGACAAGTAGCAATATAACTAACAAAATTCCTCTAGTAAAAGTACTTACTACCAGCAAGAAGAATGGCTGGAGTTTCAGATAATGAGCAACGGGAAATTACTCAAAGGCTGAGACAATTATTAGGGTCAAATCTAATAAACAAAGAAAGTCCAAACTTAGTATACCGGACGTTATTGTGGGTAACTATACATGTGAAGGCGACTAAGAGTTAGCATGTAGAAAGGTGTTCGTTAGGGATTACACCTTTTAGTTAAAATAAAAAAAGACCTTATACCAAGTTAGTAATTTTCTTAAATTACATTGTATTGTAGCCACTCAATACACCATTTTCATAAATGTACAAGGATAAGTAAGGTTAATTACCTAGAGGTGCTGAAAATATGTCTCCAAAGCATATTTAAAAACTTATCTATATTATGCACTTACACAAGTAAATACTTGTTAATCACAATTTTGAACTAATGTAGAATGGGATTTAAGTATGGATACTTAAGTCTGCGTACGACATTTTTAAATCGGCGAGTTATCCAAGGTAGTGCAAAGGAACCTAATTGACTTATATTGGCAACATATATAAGTTCTTTCTATACTCTGCGGACGTAGATACGGTAAATTAGGTGTCATTAAGTTGACTTCGTAGGTTGGAATCCTATACTCATCATCAACAGGATTTAAAATGTGAAGTTGTGTACAATTACAAGGAATTTACAAATATTTCTAAATTTGACTTAGTTGAAGGTAAACCTTGATCCCATATTTTTCCTTTATTTTATACTTAACATTAATTTTATGGAAGTAAAGTATACATTGTGTGGACGCACAGTAGGAAAGTATAAAGCCAATGGAAAAGATGTGGACAATTACCTAGGTGGTCGTAAACTTATCTATAAGAAATCATGGTATAGTCATCAAGTACCAAAAAAGGATTGTAAATTTTTACATTCATTGTTTAAAAGGATACATCCAAAACTTGGACATTGGCTTGAAGAGCCTTACTATATGTCTGAATATGTAGTATTTTATAATCCATATAAATCTGTTATAGATAGTAGTATTAGGTCGAAAGCCTATGGTAAGAAAAACACACCTTTTAGTAATGTATGGTTAATAGTTGCAGGCAATCCTGAAAATATTGCTCAAATTATTTCCAAAAGTATCATTATGGATCCTAAAACAACAAAAATGTTAAACCAAGAAAGTGAATCATTTATAATTGATGAAGCACCTTTTTAATAATTATCAAAATTATTTATCATGGCGAAAAGTAAAGTATTAATTGATGCACGGGAATTAACAGTAATGAGTAATATTTTTACTATTACTACTAACCCCCTACACCAAGAGTCTAAAGAATTAGAACTCAAAGGGTTAAACTATTATGCAGTTGAAAAAGGTACCATTATGAGTATCTCTGCACATAAACTGGAAAGTGATAAAGTTATCACTATTAAAACAAAAGAACACGTAGGTGATCTTGATATTCCAGTTTCAAACCAAAAGTTCAAAAATGAAGACAGTATCTTCCTTAATGAGCGTGAAGCTTTGGAATTTGCTGCAAAGAAAAATCGTGAAGTATTAAAATTAGCAGAAAGCTACAAAGAAACAGTAGATAAAGCTGTTGCTTCTCTTTCTGATCATGTTGATAAGGATACAGAACTTTTGGCTGAAATTGCAAAAGAAGCAGTTGAAACTGAATAAATAGTCAACTTAATTTTAAAACATTGAGGGTGAAATTCCCCCACATTTAATTTATCAAAAAATTAATAACATGAAAAAATTTATTGTAACCATTTTAGTTATGGTTGGGCTTTTGATGCAATCATTCGCTCCTTCATCAGATTCAATTAAGAATCAAGAAGAAAAAACCATAAAGATACAATTAGATAACAATCTAAAATTGTATCAAGATGCTAAAACGGCTACAATGGAGGAAGCATTAAATAGAGTTTCTAATGGCTATACTACAGATGTAGAGAGCCGTGCAATACTTTACCAAAAACTTTCTTCATTAGTCGAAATGCATTTAACAGAAGATAAAACTTTCAATCTTAATTATATCCTAAATATCATGGATATAAAGACCCAAGTTTTAATCAACATGTTAAAAGAAAATATTGTAAAGCAAAAAAAGTATTATACTGCTTTATGGGGATTACTAGGCATTGTTATAGGATTCCTTATACTAGCTATAGTACGTAACTGGGGAGGACAATGGATATTTGTCCTTTTCAGTATTAGCTTATTAACAATTAACATTGTACTGTTACCTTATCTTATAGGTAACATAGAATTGCAAATAATAAAAGAATTACTTAATCTTAGTGGATAGTTATCAAAACTTAAAACATGGAATACACAGAACCTCATTTTCAGATGAATAGTGACCAAAGATCTGGTCGTGCAGCTGGAAATGTTAAAACAAAAAAGCAAGAAGATGCTCTTCAAGAGTTTCTTAAAGAATGTGGAGTAGATCTACGAATATGGATGGTTAAAGATTATCGAATTCGTAAATCTAGTTGGGATGTTCATATGAAATTATCTAAATATGAAATTGATAAGGAATCGGGTAAATCACAAAAAGTAGGGGATAATCCTGAAAAATTTACCAATCGTGGATTTTATATTTCAGCTAATTTAATTAGAATATCACCCGCTATTGATCATGATACATTCATTGCTAATTTAAAGGCAGATATTGGTAAAGGTCCAAGGGTACGTAAGTATAAATATCCTAAATTAGAAGGTGAAAAGAATCTTTTCATGCCTAATATTTGGGATTTACACTTAGGACGTTTAGCTTGGTACTTAGAATCAGCTAAAAATTATGACGTTAAAATTGCCAAAAGCTTATTCTTTGAATCTTTAAACAGATTAATTGGAGAAGCAACATTACGCCCTATTGAACGGGTACTTTATGTAGTTGGACAAGATTTGTTTAACTATGATAAAGCATATCCATTTCCGCAAACAACAAACGGAACTCCTCAAGAAAGTGATGTAAGGTGGCAAAAAATGTTCATGATTGGCCGAGACTTAATGTTTCAAAGTATTGAAATTTTAAGTAAAATTGCCCCTGTTGATGTTCTAGTAATAGCAGGTAATCATGACACTCAAACTGCATTTTACTTAGGAGAAGTTCTAGCAGCTCGTTATGCTAATAATCCTAATATTACTATAGATAATACTCCTCGAAGTAGAAAGTACTATTACTATGGTAAAAATGCAATTGGAGTTGCACATGGTCGATATGAAAGACCTGAAAGATTACTAGGTATGATTCAAGCGGATCAACCTAAATTTTCAACTTATGACTATAAGTATTTTTATCTTGGTGATAAGCATCATGAGGAAAAATGGCTTGAGGGTATCTATCCGCTAGATCCTAAGAAATATCATAGAGGTGATAAAATGAAAGGTGCTTTTGTATTTGGGAGAGAAGATTACAGAGGCATATCTTTAGATTATTTACCTAGTTTATCACAAGTTGATAAATATGAATTTCAAGAAGGATTTGTGGGTACTATTAAAGCTGCTCGTGGTATTATACATAATAAAGATAGGGGTAGAGAAGTTGAAATAACTTTTAATACTTAATCAAAAAAGTATGAATAAAAAAAATAAGCCATTTCTAATTATATTAGGAGTTTTATTATGTTTAATGATGACTTTTTTATTTTTGAACAAGTTAATATTAATCCCTACTCTTACCTTAATTGGACTGGCATTTGTACAAAATACTAGCTTTAGTATGGTAAGCAGATCTCGTAACAGGGATAATATGAATTATCATGCTATTGCTAGTTTACTAAGTAATACCTTATGGTTTCTTACTATGAGAGAGTTGTTTAAACAAGAACTTGATATTTTTTTATTTGCACCTTATGCACTAGGTACAATTAGTGGTAGTGTATTTGGGGCTAAAGTATCAATGAAAGTTGAAAAGTGGTTAAATGCTACTGCAGATGGTCATCTTAATAGCAAATAAATAGTCAAAATCACTAAAATCAAGTTAGTATGACTGAAAATAAAGAAAAAACTAGTGCTGGTACAGTACTA